TAGCTTACTACCTGCAAAGCCTGACCTTGCATGTCTTCTATCTGTTCACCGTAGGGATCTGTTTCGGCCTGTTTGTCCTCTAACTGCTTTTGTAAGGCTGCTAAACTGCTTCGATGATGTATGGCATCCTCTTCTTTGTCGTAAAACATCACAGGCGGCTTGCCTAGCGTGCCCAGGGCTGAGTGGGCAGTCTCAAGTTCTGATAGGAGCTGTGTATGCTCCGAGCACGCTTCTCTCGCTCGCTCCAGATCAGCCTGCTTACCCGCCAGGACCTGTTGGTGCTTATGGTCGTGGAAAGCCTGCCCGCAAGTGTGACATGTGTGATCTTCAAGTGTCGCAATCTCCTTGCCAAGCTTCTCAATGCTTTTGTTCTCGCGGTCCTTATCAAGCTTCGTGCGGGAGATCTGTCCAGCCAGGTCGTTAAGGTCTTTGCGCTTCTGATCCCATACTTTGTGGGCCTTGTGGGCCGCAATCTCGGCTTCAATGTCAATCTTCTTGAGTTCTTCCAGCGCGGCCGTGAGTTTTTCGATCTCTTCTTCATGTCGGGTTGTCCATAAGGTTTGTCTACGCCTCAAGGCTTCGATCTGTTCTTCTATCCTTTTATTGGCTTCTTGAACAGCTCGAATACGGAATTCTTCTTGCTGTATGGCTTCTTTGGTTTGTCTATTGTGTTCTTTGATACGGTCAGCACGTTCACTAAGCATGGTAATGCCCAGCAACTGTTCAATGATGGTTCTTTGATCCGTGGCCTTGAGACTGAGAAATGGTTCAGTGTAGGTGTTGAGTGCCAGGATGTGTTTGAACATGTCATGGCTGAGTCCCAGAACTGATTCTATGGCATCTTGCGTTTCTCTTGAATCGCCCTGTGCTTCATCAGTGACAGCCTGTTCTTGATTGTTCACATAGAATCGCAAGACATTGGGTTTGCGACCTCTCTCAATTCTATACTCTTTGCCACTCACACTAAAGTCTAAACTGACCAACATGTTTTTGTTGTTGGTCTTGTTGACCAGATTGTCCTTGCGTATGTTGCTGAGAGCCTGCCCATACAAGCTGTAGCTGAGAGCATTGATTATGGTGGTTTTACCTGTGCCGTTACGGCTGCCATCGCCGCCCAGATCTAAGTTTTCTCCCAACACAAGTGTCAAGTCCTTGCGGTCAAAATCAATGCCTTGTGTGGCATTGCCCACGCTCATGAAGTTTTTGACAGTGAGTTTTTTAATCTGAATCATGTTCTAAAATATATTTTCCTGTGGCTAAATGCCCCTCTTCGAGCAAATGGTCGGTGGGACCAACAGGGTATGACGATACCATTTTGGTTAACCACCAAGTATTCCATCCTATATAATTTTCAAAATTTATTTGTCTGAGCAATTTTTGTATTTCGGTATGTTCTAAAAAAAGTTGCTGATTATTCATGAGATCAAAACACACTATTGATTTTACACTATTATTAAAGTTTTGCCAATCTACAGTAAACCTATCTATTAAATTATTGTCGGCATTGAGCATGATATACGGTTTATTGTTCGATTCTAAAAATCTCTGCAACAACACAATATCTTGTAACCAAGTTTTAAACGCATAGAGTTCGTTGTACCAAATTTTGTAGTGTAGGTTTGCGTAGTCCTTGAAATTGGAATCGTTGCCATAAAGTTTGTGTTTTAATTGCACGTTGAAATTTACGTCGTGATTGTTGTCCGATCTATATCTTGTGAATCTACTGATGTAAGTCCATGCGATGTAGAATTTGTCAAAATCGTTCACGTGTTTGACCGTAAGATATTTTATACGATCATTGGTCCCGCCGCTGACTGCAAAATTAACAAACTCACAATTTTTCATCCGGCTAATCACAGACGGCCAAGCATCTTTGGATTGAAATTCCAAATCATCTCCGTAAGTATGACTACACCCATTGAAATACAATTTCATAGATTTTGATAGATTTTCAACAGGAGCTTGGGATCGTAGAACTCGCTTTCAATGTTTGTGAGCTGATCGGTCACGATCTGATCCACACTTTCAAATTTGACTTCTCCGGGGGCCATGTCGGCATCTACTGCGGTGCTCTTTACTGGGATCAAGGCCATTTCTCTGAGATTGTAATCTTTGACAAAGGTGTCTTTGATAAAATTGGCTTCTTCGTAGCTGATGTCAATGTCCAGTTCCACACGCACATGCATGTTGTCGGCCAACAAGTCTGGTGCCGAATCTATGACCTGACTCAGTTTCAATACCTTGTAAAGAGGTTGCCCAGGCCAGGCATGGAACACCGGCTCCTGCCCCCAGGTCAGGGTCATCATGCCACGTTCTGCATCGCCGGCATCGGCATAGTTGTGCGGAAAGCAATTGCCAATGTAGTGTATATTTTTCTTTTGCTGTCTCAAGTGGAAGTGCCCGCTGAACACACGCTCAAAGTTTCCAAAGTGATCCACCTGTATCTCGCCATGATCGGGCATCTCTACCATGGCATTCATTTTGAAATGTGGCAGTTCAAAGTGTCCAAACATGTATTGGCCGTTTAGCTTGGGTATGCGTCTATGATCATCCCCTACCAGCCAAGGTGCAATCACAACATCACCGTCCTGAAACCAGTCGTTGACAATTTGAATGTTGGGTATGTGTCGAGCCCATTCGGTGCTGTAGATGTCACGCTTGTCACGATAGTATAAATCGTGATTGCCTGGAATAAAATAAAATCTATCAAATGCGGCACTTAACTTTTCCAGACTACGTAGACTGTACTGTAATGTCTGCATGTTGATTGCGGCACGCTGATGGCTCCAATCGCCCAGGAACATGCCGGTCTCGCAACCATTGGCTCGTGCTGTGGCAATAAACCAGTCAATGAAATCACTGCAATCTTGATTGTGTTGCAGGCTATTAGACTTCAACCCAAAGTGGATATCAGTGCAAACAGCAACTTTACGGAATAGACTCATTCAGCTATTATACTATTCTTCTGTGACAATTACAACCGCACCTGGTGCCAGATCAGGATTCTTGCGACCAGCATTCTGTCTGGTCCAGCTAGGATTGAGGCCAGCCTGCTCCAGCATGTCGTCACGGATGTTTTGATTTTTCTTTTCTAAGTTGAGGATACGAGTAAAGCTGTTAGTGATAGCGGCAGTATAATACGCAAAAGGGTTCTGCGATTTTGATTCGTCGAACTGCAGGCCAATTTGGCTGAGTTGTAGTAGTGCTTGTCCGCGCATTTCTTCATTGTAGGTGTATCCTCTCCAGTTTGATCGTGTGGCATAGCGTTCACACAGTTTGATGAACATGGTGGCCAGTTTACGGGTCATTTGGCCATGTTCACGGCAGAATTCACCGTGTTCAAGATCACCGCGCCAGTGGCTCTTGCCCACCAGGAAAGGAGTCTTGTTGGCATCTATGCGATAGTGATAGAACGGCGGAAAATTCAGCCTCACATGCTTGGGATCCAGCACAGGCTCTTCCAGCAGTTCGGCCAAGGGATCATCCTGTTCGATCAAGTCCAATTCAAATATGTCTTCTATGCTTTTTTTCTTTTTGGCCTCGGCCTTGGAGACTTTTTTGGGAGCCCAGGGTATGTGTTCCCAGCAGGTGACTCTGAAAACCAAGTCTGTGTTGGGTATCTTTTTGGGATCAACTATGGTACCTTCACGCTTTAATCTATCGGCACGATTTCTGCGTGCTTCAGCTATGGTGCGCTGATTGATCTTTTCCACTGTGGGCAGTATGATATCATACTGGTGGTCCGTGATAGGATCTAAGTAAGTGCAGTAGGTATTTTTGCTGAGATGTATTTCTTTTAAGATATCTCTGTTGTTGAGATAGTTGGTTTTTGCTGGTGTTCTGGTGGGTGTCGATGTCACTCCTGATCTCCTAATAATATATTTATTGTAGCACAAAAACCCGATGTGTCAACCTTTCTTTAACTGGGCCTATTTTGTTTTGGTTAAATACAAGATGTTGAATACCAATGCAGAACTACGACTAGACCCTGAGAGCCAGACCCTAGTGGCCCAGCCACAGGCACGTCCATCCTTGAAAGACCTGGCCAAGATCAAGCATATATTTGGACCCAGTGTGTATATCAAGGCATTTTTTGTGCCCAAAGGAATCACAGTGGTCACCAAGGCCTTTCTGGAAGATCATGTCACGATCCTGGCCCAAGGCACTGTGGTAGTGGAAGACCCTGATGGTGTCAAGACCAAATATGTGGCACCAGCACATACTGTATTCCAGCAGGCCACACGCTATAGGTGCACTTGCATAGAGGACGCAGTGTGGTATTGTGTGCATCCTACCCAAGAAACTGATCAAGCTGTATTGATCAAACGATACGAATAACAGGAATAGCATACCATGGGTGGAATAGCAGAAGTTGCAACAGAATTTGTAGAAAGCTCAACTGGTTTACTTGAACTAGCCAGTGACGTCAGTTCTGTGGTCACGGAATCGGGCCTGGAATTCCTCAACGAATTTGGCGGACCCGAATCATTTTTTGAAAGTAGCACAGGACTTCTTACACTGGGCAGTGATCTGGGCGCACTGGATGCCAGCTATGAACTGGTGGGTAGTTTTGCCGGCGATGCCAGTTGGTTTGATTTCAATAATTTTGGCAGCATAATCGACACCGCCACCACGTTTGTGTCTGATTTCAACATCCCGTCGGCGGTGACAAACCAGATAACCGGAACTGCAATCAAAACCGCCACCAACTTGGTCAGCAGTCAAATAGCTCAGATACCAGTCATAGGATCTTTTGCAGCGCCCATAACCAGGTCGCTGGCAGGTGCAGTGAATGCCAACATCGCCCAGACCCCGGGATTCAACCCCACGGCCGGTCCCAGCCTCAGTCAGCTCACAGGTATCACACCCAACATTGGCATACCCAATGTGCCCGGCATACAGCTGGCAAGCCTGGGCAACAACATACCATTTAATCTACTTAAAACTCAAAACAGCACAGTTAGCGTGTCCGGGGTCAATGGTCAGCCATTGTCGATTCAAACTCCGGGATTCAATCCCACAGCCACGCAGGCTGTTAATCAAGACACTGGAGACTATTACACTCCAGTAAACAACACTGCTCCTTCAGTTACAGCCATAGACCGCTCGGCCGGCCCTGTGGGCTACACAGTTTCTGCAGATCCCGATGGCGGATTCGCTGTTGTAAATCTTCAAACCGGCCTGCCGGTGGCCACTGGACTCACAGAACAACAGGCCTTGTTGCAGGCACAAGAACAGACTTTTATTGATGCTGGAGAAGTGCCTCAGCCGGGTCCTGACACAATTGGGCCTTTGGCCCGACCACCGGGCGGATTTACTCCTGAACAACTCCGTGCCATAGCAGCAGCACAGGGTGTGGATGCTGGCGACATAGACTTGACCCAGATAGGTCCACAACAGACCGAAGCGGCCTTGTTTGCTGCCGAAGCGGCCACCACAGCGGCCCTGCGTGATCAGGCACGCCAGCAACAGACCATACGTGCTCAACGGCAAAATCAAGCACAAAGCACTGATTGGCGTGTGCGTCTGCGCTTGGCACCCACCAGCGACTATCTGTACAATGCTCCTGACTGCGGCCCGGTGCTGTGGCCCTTGCGTGACAGCGACGGAGTCATATTTCCTTATACTCCCAGCATAGACATTGGCTACAAGGCCAACTATGACAGTTACGACTTGATACACAGCAACTATCGCGGTTATTTTTACAAAAACAGTCACATAGATCAAGTGCAGATCAAGGGCACGTTCACAGCCCAGGACACCACCGAAGCCAACTATTTGCTGGCCGTGATACATTTTTTCCGCTCAGTGACCAAGATGTTCTATGGACAAGATGCCCAGCGTGGCAGTCCACCACCCTTGACCTACTTGTCAGGATTAGGCGACTATCAGTTCAGTGAACATCCTTGTGTGGTCACCCAGTTCAACTACAACCTGCCGTCGGATGTCAACTACATCCGGGCACAGAGCGTGTTGTCCAATGGCAACAACCTGCTGAATGCCCGCAAGCGGCAGACCGTGTTGGGCAATCCCTTGAGCTATGCCCTACAACGTCTCAGTACCGTGGGCATGAGCAAGGGCGGGCTGGATCAGCCTTTTGCACCCAGCGGCAGCCTGGGCGCAGACAACAGCACCTATGTGCCCACCAAGATGGACATCAGTCTGACCTTGTTGCCCATGCAGAGCCGTAGCCAGGTCAGCAAGCAGTTCAGTCTGCAAGGATTTGCCAATGGTAATCTGCTCAAAGGAGGATTCTGGTAATGGCCAACTATGATTCTACCAGCCCTTACTACACCACGGGCTACACTCAGTTCTATCTCAGTCCCATGGTCAATAGACCCATACCCAAATTGCCTGACGATCGACAGATGGTCATCAATCAGACCTATCAGTATCGTCCAGACATGCTGGCCTTTGACCTTTATGAGACTCCAACCTTGTGGTGGGTGTTCTATCAACGCAATCCCAATACCCTGCAAGCACCTCCCCTGGATTTCAAAGAGGGTGTGACCATATATGTGCCCAAGATAACTACCCTGCGCGAAGTGCTGGGATTCTAGCATGAGTGAAGTAACCAATCTGTCCACCCGCATAGCGCTGTTACAGACACAGTTGTCGCGTAATCTGGCAGAACTGGCCGTAGCCCAGCGCACAGCGGCCAACAGCTTGGTCACAGGCAGACTGCAGGATGTCATAGCCCAACAAGAACAGGAACTGGCCCAGTTGCAGACACAACTGGCTCAGGCACAACAGCGTGCGGCCCTAGGCACAGCCAGCGCAGGCAATCTGGCCCGAGATGATCAGCAGGCCACAGTGCCTGGATCAAGGCCGCAGACTCCACTGTCAGATCCGCAGATACTCACACCCAACGGTCGCATACAAGCGCAACCCGATACCACCACAGCCACCACAGCCACACCCCCTGTCACAGAAAACTCCACAGACTCGGGCACCGACGCACCGGTAAGGCCCATTACACAAACACAGGCCACTCCGGCCTATGGTCCAGGCTTACTCAGAGATCCCGGCGATGCTGATGCACAGGAAGGTGGATTTTACGGTGGCGGTCAAGCACCTATAGCGGCCACACAGGCAGGATTTGGTGCCGGCGGCGAAGAAGCTGCACCACGCAATGCCACACGGGTAGAAATTGACAACATATTCACAGAAACACAGATCACTCCACAACCCAATGTGCTGGATCAGTACGCCAGTTATACCTATGCCGTTTCAGTTTATCTAGCGCCAGTTGAACAGTACAAGACCATGCTGGAGACCAAACAACGCACTCTCACTGGCAGTCAATTGTTGTTCCAGAGTGGTGGTGCACCCACTGGGGGTCGCAATCAGTTTTTCAGCCTGGACTACTACATAGACAAGTTGGAAATCAAGAGCTTTATCGTGGGCAAAGGCACTGGACTCACACACAATGCCAAAGAAATCAACATGACCGTGATAGAACCCAATGGCATCACCTTGATCGACAATCTCACCCGTGCTGTACAGGCCATCATGCCCGACAGTGAAACCAAGAAAAGCATAACCAGCGCGATCTATCTCATGGTCATAAGATTTTATGGCTATGATGCACAGGGCAATTTGGTGCGTGGTGGAGTGGCCAGACCTGATGGAACCACAGATCCCAATGCATTCATTGAAAAATGGTATCCGTTTATCATCAAAGACATCAAATTCCGGGTGGCCAACAAAACCGTGGAATATGACATATCGGCCGCGGCTCCGCAGTTTCAGATCGCTGCAGGACAGGCCCGTGGCACTATACCTTTCAACATCGAACTCAGTGGACAGACCATCAAAGACTTGTTGAGTGGTCCTTTGCAATACAGCACCAATCAGGCCAGCGTGAGTGTGGGTGGCAACAATGCGGTGGTGCCCACAGAGACCTACGAAGATTTTATATCCGCCGCTCCGGCCAAGGCCGATGCAGCCCCCACTACCAAGGCCACTGTGCGTCAAGGTCTCATGGCCGCTCTTAATCAGCATCAAAGAGATCTAGAAGCCAGCCGACCCGGTTATGTGGCCGATGAATACAGTATAGAATTCGTGGGTGCCGGCAACGGGCCCACGGCCATTGAACAGGCACGCCTGCGCCCACCGGGCGGCCTGGACAAAAAAGGCACCAGCAACTCCACTCCGGGCACACCAGCTGATGCCAAACTGCCCAACAAGCAAAGCATGGACCCTAACAGCCGCACACAAGGTGCCACCGCGGGCATGCAGATTGTCCAGTTCCTGGATCAGGTGTTGAGAAACAGCACCTATCTCAAAGACCAACAAGAGGTGATCATAGACCCAGTAACGCAAGAAGAAAAGTTCAATGGCACACCGGCACAAAATGTGGCCTGGTTCAAGATCAGTTTGGAAGCCATACCCAAAGAAAAGTTTGACACTGTGCGCAATCAGTATGCTTACAAAATCAAATATACTATTAGCCCTTACAGAATAGCTGATCTAAAAAGCAAATATTTCCCTACCCCCCGATTTACCGGCGTGCAGAAAGAATACAAGTACTGGTTCACAGGCGAAAACACTTCGGTGTTGAACTATGAAGAAAACATCAATGGGCTCTACTACTTGACCTTGAGTGGAGCAGGAGTCAATCTCTCCGGAACCTATCTCAATCAAGAGGGTGAAAAGATCAACTATAATTTCCAAACTGCCAGCACAGAAAGCAGCCAAGGAGCCGACGGCAAGGTCAATGAACCCGTGGCCAACGCCAGCGAATACCTGTTCCAGCCTGGTGCCCTGAAGGAAGCCAATGTTACCATAGTGGGTGATCCGGCTTGGTTACAACAGGGCGAAGGCAGTCTGGGCCAGCTCAAAAGGAACTGGAATTTTGGCAGCTTTTTGCCCGACGGTACCTTGAACTTTGATGGTGGACAGATCCTATTCCGCATAGCGTTCAACGCACCTGCTGACTATGACTCCGACTATGGACTGGTGCGCCCAGGTCTAGCGACCAGCCAGGCACCCGGCCCTGCACAAGGTGCACCCAATGGACCAGCACAAATAAATCGTGTTTATATTGCTCACACTGTGACCAGCTCGTTCAATCGCGGTAAATTCACGCAACAATTGGTTGGCGCACTAAAACTAGATCTCAGCACCAATGACAACACAGCAGCTCGGGTAGCACGCATTGGAGAACAACAACAGGCCATAGCCGGCATGAGTGGCACACGAACATTGGCATCCTCTAGCGTAGGATCAACCTTGGCTTCTACACTGGGTACTACCTTGACCGGTGTTGCCGCCACCAGTTATGTGCCGCCAGTGATACCAAGCACCTTTGGCCAAGGACTGCGTGTGCCCACCAGCTTGGTCAACAATGTGCTGGGAGGCCAGACAACTCGACCGTCGAGTCTGCCTAGGTTACCTACTAGTTTTGGTCTTCCTATAGGTACATTTGATGCCACCTCTCCACTGCGCTTGCCCGGAGCTGTAACCAATTTCTCTCAGACCATCAATGATGCCGCGGTTGGCACACAAAGAACTATACGAGGTGTAGTCGACTCGGTAAGTAACGGAGCCACACAAACTGTGGCCGGTAGTGATGACTCTGGTCTGGGCTTGATAAGCTCACCCATAGCAGAAACACCGTATCAGTCGCCGCAAACATCTGATTTGATTTCAGAACCCGTGGCTGAATTCAATGCCAACAACGACTTTTTTGGATAACACATGTCAGAAAATATACAACGCAGCCGAGGTCGCCCACAGAACTACAAGTTTGATCGTGGTGGCATGCCTGCGGAAATGGGCCCTTTCATTGGCATAGTGGTCAACAACATAGATTCTACTAGACAAGGACGCCTACAGGTCTACATAGAACAGTTTGGTGCAGACACCAAAAACGGCACACCGGATCTGACAGACCCCACCCTGTGGCGCACAGTCAGCTACTGCCCGCCATTCTATGGAGCCACACCACAGTCTGGTACCAGTGCCGGAGCCGGCACCTATCCAGGCAACCGAAACAGTTATGGCATGTGGTTCACGCCTCCAGATCTAGGCACGCGAGTTCTGTGCTTTTTTGTGGCCGGCGATCCGGGCCAGGGCTACTATGTAGGGTGCATACCCGAAGATGGCATCAATCACATGATTCCAGCCATTGGTTCAAGCACTCGTTATGTGGCCGGCAATCCCTCCCAAGAAAATCTTTTTGTCAACACACCCCTGTTGCCGGTTACCGAAATCAATGAAAAAAACTCTGGTATCAACAACAATCCTAGATTTTTTGACGCACCCAAACCTGTTCAGAGTGTGGTGGCTGGTATCTTGTTTCAGCAAGGACTCAACCGCGATCCCATACGTGGTCCTATACGCAGTAACAGTCAGCGTGAAAGTCCTAGCACGGTTTATGGCATTTCTACACCGGGCAAACCCATATATCAAGGCGGTCTAGATCCCAAGACCATAACCACAAAATTAGAAAAAGGCGAGATACGGCCTCAGGACGTGGTAGTGGTAGGACGTCAAGGTGGCCATACCTTGGTCATGGACGACGGAGATCTAGCCGGAACCGACACTCTGGTGCGCATACGCACAGCCAAAGGTCATCAGATCACCATGAGCGATGACGGTGACTGTTTCTACATCACTCATGCCAATGGTCAGACCTGGATTGAACTGGGCAAGGCCGGCACCGTGGACGTGTTCAGCACCAATTCAGTAAACATACGCACCCAAGGTGACATCAACTTGCATGCCGATCGCAACATCAACATGTATGCTGGTGGTGGCATAAGAATGAAGACCATAGGCACCCTTAAACTACAAGGCGATGCCGGCATGACCATGTATTCAGACCAGACCATTACCATGTTTGGCAAGACCAAGGTTGGCATCAGAAGTGATGGTGTGTTGGCTCTCAAAGGCAAGACCAGCAGCTGGGATGGTGGTAATAGTTTGAATCTTAAAGGCAAGGTCATCAATCTCAATGGTGCAGCCACACAACCTGTGACTGCGGTGCCTAGTATGCAAGGCTTTAAATTGGCCGATACCGCATTTGTGACCGGCCAAGGCTGGACCGTGCAACCCGGCACTCTTGATACCATAGTTACTCGGGCTCCTACGCATGAACCTTGGCCTTATCACAACCGGGGAGTAAATGTCAATACCAATCTAAACAGCAGTGCCACACCTGCGACACCCAGTATTGAATCTTTGGCTGGATCAGCCTACCAAAGAACCGGCGCAACCGCTGTGCAAAAACCCATTGGTCCAGAAAACTATGTGTCTGAACCCCCATCCATACAATCAGTGCCAACCAACCAGGAATAATCATGATCACCAGAGGACAGGTCACAGCACTCACAGCACAGGCAAAACAAGCAGCCACTTATGAATATGTGGATGGTGCAGGCAATCTATTGCCAGACTGGTACTTTAACGATGCAGGAGTGCCTGTGTATTTGGGCACCGAAGTTGCCACCCGAGGTGTGGGTCTATACGGACAAACTGCAGAAAATCTTGTGTTGGTAGAACTGCTGAAACCAGCGTCCTTGCAACTCATAGTCGAACCCAGTATGACCATTACAGTGCTGAACACTCCTGCGGCCTGGACTGGTCTATTCAATATCAACAGTTTGGTGGATTACTTAAATTCACCAGCCATACAAAATCTGGCTCAAATTGCCTTGTATGAAGGAGCATATCAGGGCCTTATTGATGCAGGCGTACTCAACGGTGCCGAGACAGCTAGATATCAGGCCACATTCATACAACCAGCTGCCAGATATGGAGTGGATGCTGTGGTGGACTGGGTACGGGGCACAGCACCCACAGATCTTGCCACAAAAATACAAATTGCCGCCAGACAGGCACAATATGCCATAGACTTTGTTGATACCTATGGTCCAGAGTTAAATGTGGCACCCGAGTTGGGCGGCTTTGATAACACAGTGTTCCGTGAAGAAGTAGATCAGGCGGTAGCAGATATTATCAGTAATCCCAGGATACCGCCCATAGAATATGCCAATGTTGCTGTTCCGGTAACCGTACCTGCGGTTACCACAGAAGACGGAACCTTGCGATTTGCTCCTGGAGCGCCACGAGGTTAAATAACTGATCATGGCAACATTTATTGGATTTAACACACAGGACCAGTTCAAAAAGTTTACCCTGCTGGATGCTGAGCTGGTCAAAAGAGACCTGCTGAATGGTCTTAACATACGCCAAGGCCAACTGCCAGGTCGTCCACAGTATGGCACAGCATTGTGGGACAACTTGTTTGAAAATCAAACCAACGAAACCACACAGAGCATTGAGCGAGAAATACAGCGTGTGGCCGGCTACGACCCCAGGATACAGATATCTAATGTGGAAGTTTTTCCACAGGAAAATGGCCTGCTGATCCAGGTAGAATTGGCCATAGTTCCCAGCACAGATGCACAGCGCCTGAGCATATTTTTTGATCAACAACAGCGCCGTGCCAGCTATGTTTAACTGAGCCGTTTTTCACATCCATAAATACAAGAATACAGGAAGATTATGGCCAAGACTACAAGACAAACAGTGATTTTTGGTGTGGAAGATTGGAGGAGGATCTATCAGACCTACCGAGAAGCCGACTTCCAAAGCTACGATTTTGAAACACTGCGCAAGAGTTTTGTGGACTATCTGCGCCTGTACTATCCTGAAACCTTCAATGACTATATTGAAAGCTCAGAATTTATTGCCTTGCTGGATGTCATGGCATTCATGGGCCAGAGTCTGGCCTTCCGCACAGACCTTAACACACGCGAAAATTACATAGACTCTGCTGAACGCAGAGACAGCGTGGTACGCCTGGCAAACTTGGTCAGTTACACACCCAAGCGCAACATTGCTTCCCAGGGCTATCTCAAAGTTTTCAGTGTGCAGACCACACAAAACGTAACTGATATCAATGGCATTGATTTGGCCAATGTCACAGTCAACTGGGCTGATCCTACCAATGCCAGCTGGCAAGAACAATTTACGGCCATTATCAACGCGACCTTGGTTGATAGCCAGCGTGTGGGTGTGCCTGGTGCCAGGACCACTATACTGGGAGTAGACACCGCTGAATACAGCATCAATTTAGTTCCTGGGTTTCTACCAGTAGTGCCCTACACTGCCACTGTTGATGGCATCAACATGCCGTTTGAAGCTGTGACAGCCAGCACAGTGGGCAAGTCCTATGTGTATGAACCCAGTCCTAGACCCAACGGCATATTCAACGTGTTGTTCCGTAATGATCAGTTGGGTTTCAGCTCGGGCAATACCGGATATTTTTTCTTGTTCAAACAAGGAGTTCTACAAAATCAAGATTTTAACCTGGCCGACCGTGTGAGCAATCGCGCAGTGGACATCAACATTGAAGGTATCAACAACGAAGACCGTTGGTTGTATCAGTTGGACAATGTGGGTAGCATTGCCAGTGAATGGGAGTATGTGCCTAGTGTGTATGGTGCTGCTGCTGAACAGACTGGCCCAGGCTTGAGAAAACTTTTTAGCACCACCAGCCGTACCAACGATCAGATCACCTTGGACTTCGGTGACGGAGTGTTTTCGGCCATACCTGTGGGACAGTTCCGTTGTTATGTGCGAGCCAGCAATGGTTTGCAATACATAATCAATCCTGAGGAAATGCAAAGCGTGGTCATACCCATCAGCTATGTGAGCCGCACTGGTCAACTTGAAACCATAACATTCACCTGCGGCATCACAACACCGGTGAGCAACGCACAACCCAGAGAAACCATCAACGAAATCAAGGCACGTGCTCCAGCTCGATACTACACACAGGATCGCATGGTCAATGGTGAAGACTACAACAACTTTCCATTCACTGCCTACAACAGCATACTAAAAAGCAAGGCCCTGAATCGTGCTTCAATTGGAACCAGTCGATATCTTGACTTGGTAGACAACACTGGCAAATACTCCAGCACCAACACATTCAGCAGCGATGGTGCGCTGTATGAAAACTACAGCCTGCCCAGTTTTCAATTTACCACACAGACCAACAACGAAATTGACGAAGTCATTGTAAATCAGATTCAGCCGTTGCTGGGAACCAGTCAAGCACAGCAATTTTACTATGCTGAATTTCCTAGATCCAGTCTGGTACCACTGAACGTGAGTTGGAACCTCAGCACCAGCCAGGCCAATACCACCACTGGCTATTTTAAGAACAGTCTGGGCAATCCAGTCAGCATTGGCAGTTTCAGCTCCAACAACACCAGATACATCACAGTGGGAAGTCTGGTCAAATTCGTACCACCAGCCGGCTACTACTTTGACGCCAACAATAGACTAAAAGCAGGCACCCCCACACGTGCCGACGAAAAATTAGTGATCTGGGCCAGCCCCCTGGAAATCTACATTGATGGTACCAATCAGGGCTTGGGAAATTTTGCCAATGGTATTGGACCCGTGGCACTCAACAACTACATACCCACAGATGCCATAGCCACACAGGTCATACCTATTTTTGTTACAGACTTGCCAGTGTCTTTTGAAACCAGCATGGCCGAACAGATACGTCTGCGCAGGAACTTTGGTATAGGTTATGATAATTTAGGAACAATCACAGGCACAGCCGGAACCTGGTATTTGATTACCAGCACTAACCTGGCTGTAGATAGCAACTGGAGCCAGACCTATGCCGGCAACACCACCGGAGCTAATCTAGATGCTTCTTGGTTGGTAGAATTTGTTTTCAATGGCAGTTTTTATACTGTGAGCTATCGTGCCCTGGACTACTATTTTGGCAGCGTGGTACAAACAAGATTTTTCTTTACATCTGATCAACAGATCTATGACAGCCGCACCGGCACCACCATCAGCGACTTTATCAATGTGTTGAAGACCAACAGCCGGCCTGACTCAGCTCTGCCCTTGGGGTCTGATATCATAACAAAGATAGTGGGTCAACCCATACAAACTGATGGCTTGGTTGACGACTATCAGATCTTGGTTTCATTCCAGGATCGCGACAATGACGGTGTTCCTGACAACCCTGATTTTTTCACGGACATAGTTGGTGCAGTACCAGATCCAGCCACAGCCAACAGTCCCTGGGTGTTCTTACAAAGCATAGTTGATTTTGACAATCTCCAGAGATATGTGCTAATAGATTCTGGCATCGTCAACAGCGAATATGCTACCTTGGATGACATTGAACTGGTCAAGGCCGAATACGTGGCCGGCCAGGTGTTTTATGCCTACGAGTCAGCCACGTTCTATGTTTTAGCGATAAGTCCTACCACAGGTGTGCGAACCTTGCAAGCAACCACAGATTACATAGCACGCAACGGTCGGCAAAATCTATTTTTCCAATACAGACACAACAGTCCATTGAGCAACAGGATCGATCCCGGAACCAGCAACATCATCGACTTGTATGTGGTTACCAACGAATATTACACGTCTTATCAAAACTACATCAGAGACACCACCGGCACCGTGGCTGAGCCAATACCTCCGACCATTGATTACTTGACCACCACCTACGGCGGTCTGCAAGATTACAAGATGATTTCAGATACCGTGATTCTTAACAGCGTGGAATTTCAACCCTTGTTCGGTGCCAAGGCACCCGAGCAACTGCGAGCCACAATAAAGGTGATCCGTGCAGCCAACAGCGTGGCCAGCACCAGCGAGATCAAGAATCTGGTGGTGCAAAATCTCAACAATTATTTCAGTATAGATGTTTGGGATTTTGGTGACACATTTTATTTTTCAGAGTTGTCAGCCTACTTGCATGACCAAATGGCTGGCATAATCAGCAGTGTGGTCTTGGTGCCCTTGAATCCTCAAAAGAGTTTTGGTGACCTTTATGAAATCCGTTGCGCACCCAATCAAATATTTGTTAATGCGGCCACGGTGGCCAATGTAGAAGTCATTGAAGCCTTGACCAGCAACAACATACGCACTGCTCCTGGCAGCGGAGTAATCTAATGGCTCGCACAAGATCAGTAGATTTCTTACCAGAAATCTTCCAGACCTCAACCAATCGACAGGTCTTGTCGGCTACGCTGGATCAGCTGGTACAGGAACCCAAGTTCAAAAGGATTCAAGGATTTGTGGGACGCCGAGTCGGACCCGGAGTCAACCCTAACGACAAATATATCACAGAACAAACTGCCACTCGAGTCAACTATCAACTTGAACCTGGGGTGGTATTCAAAACCGCAGACGATACCAACAAAATACAAGATGCCATAACTTACCCCGGCATTACAGATGCACTGGAATTACAAGGCGCCTTGGTCAACAACGCTGATCGTCTCTACACCAGCGAATACTATGCTTGGGATCCTTTTGTAGATTTTGACAAATTTATCAACTACAGCCAGTATTATTGGTTGCCAGCAGGACCAGATGCTGTGGATGTGTTTTCTGGTACTGTACCACTCACTGACAATTTTGTTGTGAGTCGAGCCAACGGTGAATACACTTTCTCAGGAGTCGCCGGAGCCAATCCTGACTTGACTTTGTTGCGTGGTGGAAACTACACATTCCAGGTGGCACAAAATGCCAAAGAAACAATAAATTTTCGTATTACCAATCAAGGAGTCAGTGCCTGGGTCATTGACTATGTAAACAATCCTACCTTGACCCTGGTGCGTGGAAATACCTATGTTTTTGATCTAGTTCCTACGATTCCATTGCCGTTTTATATTAAAACACAACAGACTCTGGGCATCAACAATCTTTACAACAATGGAGTAACCAACAATGGTGCGGTGACAGGCAACATAACTTTTGTGGTTCCGCAAGACGCCCCTGATGTGCTTTACTACAATAATTCTACCCAACCAAACATGCAGGGCGTGTTCAACATTGTTGATGCTACACCAGGCACTGGACCAGGATTTTGGATACAAACAGATCCTGGGGTCAACGGTCGTATACCCAGCACACCTAACATCAGCAGTCGGCTGACCACTGTCAATGGAGTGATAAACAACGGCGAAGATCTAGGTACCATCACGTTCAACGTGCCTTTGAGTTCGGCACAGGATTTTTATTACAATCTCACACCTATTACATTTGCCAGTGGCAAGGTAGATTTAATCTGCGATTTACAATTTGATCAGCTGAATAATGTTTTTGTAGATCAATTCCTAGCACAGTTTCCTTCAGGCATAGATGGAATCACAAACCTCAATGGCCGAACCTTGGTGTTTACAGAAACCAACACCGATCCTGACGGCGGCGGTTGGGAAGTCACCACACAATATGATCCATTGATTCGCACTGCACCTCCCTCGGTGCCAGTAATCGCTGGGCCTGGCAGCTATGATAGTATAACATTTGACCAAACCACGCCTATAACCAATGTCAATATACAGCGCAGTGTATGGCAGGTGCAGTATGTCACGACCGAAGGTGGCGGACAGTACATACAATTGACCAGTGTGTACGAAATACCCGACCTATACAAATTCAACATACAGTTTGGCACACAATGGGCCAGCACCGGTTGGTACAAAGATGCCAGTGGCGAATTCCAACAGATACCTTTGCTGACTGCCACAAGAAGTCTGTTGTATTATCAAGATGGCACTGATCCAGAAATATTTGGTAGTATCAAGATCATAGATCAGGATCAGGCAGATACTCTAGACATTGCGGATATTCTGGGCAGAAAAAATTACACAAGCCCCAACGGCGTGGTGTTTACCAATGGACTCAAGGTCACATTCATAGGCAGTGTTGTTCCAGCCGGCTACCAAAACAACAGTTACTATGTGGAAGGTGTGGGTACGGCCATCAAACTATTGGCTGTCTCTGATTATGTGACTCCAGAAACTTATACTGAAAGTGCTACAGTACCTTACGACAGCACACCTTATGACGTTGGCAACTTTGATGCCAGCTTGAATCAGCCTGTACAACAGGATTACATCACCATCAATCGCGCCAGTCCAGATCTCAATGCCTGGACACGCAGCAATCGTTGGTTCCACATCAGCGTGATCGAACAGTCGGCCGAATACAACAATACTGTGCCGGTGGTAGACAATGCTGCACGTGGACGCAGACCTATCTTGGAATTCCGTGCTGGCACTAGATTATTTAATTTTGGCACAGCTGGCAAACTGCCAGTGGATATTGTTGATTTTTCTGCTACCGATGCTCTTAGCACCATCAACGGGAGCACAGGCTATGGGGTGGATGGTTATACGTTTATCTCAGGAACCAGGGTCATATTTGCCAACGATTCAGATCCGCAGGTACGCAACAAGATATATGTGGTAGAATTTATAACTCCCGACACAGTGCCACCTGAAATAGCACAACCTATTATTAATCTAGTGCCGGCCTCTGACAGTACGGTGCTGGTTGACAATACCGTGGTCAGCCTCAGTGGAGTTACACAACAAGGATTAAGTTTTTGGTTTGATGGAGTAAACTGGATCTCGGCACAGCAAAAAACTTCTGTGAATCAGGCTCCTTATTTCGATGTCTACGACAAAGACGGAGTCAGTTTTTCCAATGTTATCAAGTATCCCAGCACAAATTTTGTTGGCAACAAATTATTTTCCTATGCCACAGCCGGGGGCACCGATGATCCGGTATTGGGATTCCCTCTCAAATACCTAAGTCTGGCCAACATTGGCGACATAGTATTTGATAACAATCTATATACCGATACGTTTATCTACACCCGAGACAGTGTTAGTACTACCACGAATGTCAGTGAAGGATTTGTTCGCGAATACAGCAATCGTATCACTTACATTCGTGAACTGGGTTGGCAAACTGCCGCAGTGCCCAGCCGCGCCCGACAGCAATTCCAGTTTGCCTACGATGGCCGTCCTTTACAGTTAGACGTGGCTGTGTTGTCCGACAATGTGGTACCAAGTGTGCAGGTGTTCGTAGGTAGTCAATTCCAGGAGCCCGACAAGTATACTGTGTCTACTACAACAGACAGCACCACGATCACGCTGTCTGAAACTTATGTACCCGGCGACGTCATTGAAGTAAACGTGCTCAGTGATCAGACCAGCAAGGTGGCGTTCTACCAAGTTCCAATCAATCTCGAAAACAATCCATTAAACGTTAATAGTCCGTCGTTTACCTTGGGCACGGCTCGGTCTCACTATGAAACCATTTGCCAAAACTTGTTGGATTTACAAGGACCCATCAACGGCAACAACAATAGCAGAGACCTAGGCGATATCATACCTTACGGTACCAACATCATACAAAACAGCAGCCCTATGACCCTGGCCGGTTATTTCATGCGCAGTGCCCAATACAATATTTTTGCCGCCTTGGCCTACAACAGTAGAGAATATGAGCAATACAAGGCACAGTTGTTGAACAATGTGATCACCAACGACTACACTAATCTAACCATACCTGAAATGCTGACAGCTGTAGTCACCGATTTAATAGCTGGTCGCACACAACTGAATCCATTTTATTGGTCGGACATGTTGCCGGCCAACCCAGTATACACTGAAACGACTACGACTTACACACCCATATCCACGTCCACGTTTAATCTCAACACCACCTATGACTTTACAGCATCTAACTATCAAAGCGTGTTGGTTTATGTGAATGACGTAATTCTTCAATCAGGCTATGACTATGTGGTCAGCGCCGAAGGTCCTACTCTGACCATAACCGTGCCACTCAGCATAGGTGACGTTATTGTCATACAAGAGTACGCCACAACCTATGGCACCTTTGTGCCCAATACTCCTACCAAGCTGGGACTGTATCCGGCATTTAGACCCAGGATTTATTTGGATACTACCTATGTAAATCCTACCCTGGTCATTCAAGGCCACGATGGCAGCAAAACTATAGCATTTGGCGACTTCAGAGACGATCTCCTGTTGGAATTTGAAACCAGGATTTTCAACAATTTGAAAATCAAATCTGCTGTGCCACTTACCCAAGCAGATGTTACTCCTGGTCAGTTCCGCGAAACAGACTACAGCCTCAGTGAGATCAATCAAATCCTTGCGCCCAGTTTCTTGAGCTGGGTGGGCTGGAACAAGCTGGCTTATCAACAACAAGACTATATTGCCTCCAACCAGTTTACCTGGAACTACAGTGCTGCCGGCAATCGTATCAGCAGCGACAATACCCGAACAGAAACACCCATGCCAGCAGGAGCCTGGCGTGGTATCTATCAGTATTTTTATGACACTCCAACTCCGCAGAGCACACCCTGGGAAATGCTGGGATTCAGTGAAAAACCCACTTGGTGGGAAGATCAGTATGGTCCAGCACCATATACCTCAGGAAACTTGGTTCTCTGGGACGATCTAGCCCTGGGACGGGTGGCAGATCCTGCAGGCGAATACATCCGACCCAGATACAGACGTACTGGTCTACAACAGGTGATTCCGGTTGACAGCGAAGGACAATTGCTGAGTCCATTTTTCAGTGTGGTAGGTCTGTATGACAGCAGCCAGTTCCAAAAGAGCTGGGTGTTTGGTGATGAAGGCCCAGTAGAATACTCATGGCGCAGCAGTTCAGCTTATCCATTTGCAGTCATGCGCATGTTGGCCTTGACTCGTCCAGCAGAATTTTTCAGCTTGTTTGCCGACAGAGATCTCTACAAATACGACACAGATCTAGGCCAATATCTCTACAATCAACGCTATCGTTTGGATGCCAACGGTGTAGAAATCTATGGCAACGGCGTCAGCAAGGCCAGTTACATTGACTGGATTGTAGACTACAATCAACAACTGGGTAGAGACTCTACAATCAAGCTCACACAAGATTTGACATTGCTTGATGTTAGATTATGCTATAGGCTTGGCTCATTTACCGACAAGCAATACTTGAAAATATTCACAGAAAAATCCAGCCCCAACAGCCTGAACAGCAGTCTGTTGTTGCCAGACGAAAGCTACAACTTGTTGTTGTATAAAAATCAACCATTCGATCGTGTGCTGTACAGCTCAGTGATCATACAAGTGGTCAATGGTGGATATGCTGTGTTTGGTTACAGCACAACCACACCTTATTTTGAAATCCTGGCCAGCCGCACCGCAGGCCCAAAGAAAGTCATATCTGCTGGTGGCACCACGGTCACAGTGCCCAGCACCTACTATCAAGATGTGGTCCAGATACCCTATGGTTATGTGTTCACCAATGAAACTGTAGTAGCAGATTTCTTGTTGAGTTATGGTGCACTGTTGCAGAGCCAAGGTCTGGTGTTTGATGATCGAGAAAACGGCTACGCACTCAACTGGGACCAGATGGCACAAGAATTTTTGTATTGGGCCAATCAAGGTTGGGCCACAGGTGCAGTGATCAATCTCAACCCCACTGCTACGTCACTGACAGCAGTCAAGGCCGAAGCCGTGGTTGACAGCATCATAGCTCAGACTCCAGAAAACTTGATCTTGGATCAGAACAGGACCACTATACCTGCACGAGATCTTGTGGTGGATCGGTATGAAAATACATTCCGGGTCAACAGTTTGAGTTCACAGACCATCAGCTATCTTGATCTACGATATACCAGTTATGAAAGCATGGTAGTCCTGGACAATGTCAGTATATTTGCTGACCTAATTTACAATCCTGCCACTGGTGCCAGACAAAGCCGTATTAACGTGAGTGCTACGGTCAGTGCCGAGTGGAACGGGCAATTAGATGCACAAGGATTTATCTACAACAATGATCGCACAGTTGAACAGTGGCAACCCTTTAAGAAATATGCCAAAGGTGAAATCGTTCTTTACAAAACCAACTATTGGTCAGCACAGAATATCGTACAGCCTGCCGCTGAGTTCCGTTACAGTGACTGGGTGCAGAGTGACTATACCAAGATCCAGCGCGGATTGTTACAAAATATACCTAACCTGGCTGACCAGTTGGCCAATACCTATGCAGTCAATCAGGCCAATCTTGAACTTGAACAAGATCTGTTTGCGTATGGCCTGATTGGATTCCGACCACGGCAGTACATGACAGATTTGAATCTAAGTGATGTAAGCCAGGTCAATCTGTATCAGCAGTTCCTCAAAGACAAAGGAACCATACAGAGCGTGAGATTGCTGACCAATGCTGACCTGGGCAAAGAAACAGCACAGTATGATGTTTTTGAAAACTGGGCTATCTTGCGTGGCATCTACGGAGCCAATGCCAACCGCAGATTTGTTGAGATGCGACTCAACGAAGCATTGCTGAGATCAGATCCTGCCTTGGTACAGATCACGGCTCCGCAACAGACCAGTGTAGCCGATCAGGCCATATTGTATTCTGACCTGTGGAGAGAAAGTTACAAGGTAACCAGTGCAGACATTTTTCCAACTACCACTGTACAGGTCACAGACACAGCGTTGCCCAGTGCGGGTTATGTGAACCTGGACGATGTAGATGTCACAGTGTTCAGCCTTGATGGACAACTGGGACTGGCGCCAGGAGTTCTAGATACCATTGGTATTGGCACAACCATTTGGGCTGCCAAGAGCAACAGATACGACTGGAACATTTACAGAAGCACCGCCGTGCCGGGGTACGTGAACTCAGCGCAGTCAAATCTCAACGGTACCACCATCATCACATTCAGCCAGGCCCCTGAGCTAGTAGTAGATGACATTGTGGTTATCAGATTCTTTGATCCTGCTGTGGATGGCATATATCGCGTGTTGGCCTTGCCGGATCTGCGAAGCATCGTGATCCAACTTGCCACAGGCGGTACCATCACCGGAGTTGGATTAGCATACACTTTGGACACCATGCGAGTGACCCAGGCCAGTGATGTGTTGAATCTGCCATATGCACAAGAACTTGTTCCTGGTGCAAGAGTCTGGGTAGACAACAATGGCGCTGGTCTATGGGAAGTGTTGGAAAAAACAGATCCATTCACTCCTGGATTGACGTTTACTCCAGATATTCCTGAAATCAATTCTGGCTATGGAACAACAATATCCCAAGGCTTTGAGAATATCATGGCCATGGTAGGAGCTCCTGACTACAGTACCACTGGTGCGATCTATACCTATCTCCGAGGAGATACCGGCAACTATATACCAAATACTATTCTGCTATTAGGTGCCACAGATACTGTAGGCTATGGTAATAGTCTCGAAATAGGCCATCAAAACTGGGCCGTGGCTGGAGCCAGTGCCAGCAACAATAATCAAGGGTATGCGGCAGTCATATATCGTGCCAGTGCCAGCAATGCATTTGTGCAGACACAGTTGCTGGTAGCACCAGACCTGGATTTTGGCACAGGGGAATTTGGCCACAGTGTTACTGTGAGTCAGGATGAACGCTGGATGTATATTGGTGCGCCCGGCAACAACAAAGTCTATGCTTATGGTCGAGTTGATGTTCCTGCACAGGTGGTAACCTTTATAGCCACCGGCAGTTACCAGGTTTATAATGTAGGAGGACTGATAGAATTTGACAACAATGAGCAACTAGCTGTGGTGCTTAATAATCAGTTGCTTACTCTCAACACCGACTATACTGTAGCTGGCACTGTGATTAATCTGTCCACAGTGCCCACAGCCGGCCAGCGTTTGATCATTACTCGCAAAGTTGAACAAGATTTTACCGGCGACGGAGTACAAGATGAATTTGATTTAGAGCCTTATCTTTATACCGCAACAAATATCTACAGTTTCTCTGTGTATGTCAATGACGTGATACAGAGACCCGAATTTGATTACGATTTCAACTCAGACAGTGCCGCATTGCAGTTTCAGTTGGTATTTACTACTCCGCCGGCTTTGAATGCCACTATCAAAGTGTTGACAGGAACCTACTGGCAGTACATTGATACCATCACAGTGGACGGACTTTCTGGCTCGGCAAGATTTGGATCCAGAATTACTACAACCACAGACGGCCGCCAGGTCATGATCGGATCCATCAATGACAGCGCAGATCTCACACATCCTAGAGCCGGATCAGTGTATGTGGTTGATCGCAGTGTGACTCGTTACATCGTTGACGATACGGCCCAGCTTACCTATGCATTGCCGGCTGGATTCCAAGAGCCTGTGGCGGTTTTGCTGAACAATCAATACTTGACCAACGGTGCTCAATACATCAATGGCGAGTTTACAGTCAGTGGCAGTGATGTTGTGCTAGATGTGACTTTGAGTGTAGGCGATGTGTTGGAACTCGAAAGCAATATCTTTACACAGGTACAAAAAATCACAGCCTCTGCACCCTTTGACGAAGCCGACTTTGGTGCTGCTGTAGATGTATGCCCAACAAATTGCAGCCTGTATACTGGTGCACCCCTAGACGGATCTGTGATTACCGGTGGCGGATCAGTGCAACGCAATGTCAATCAAGCACGAGTCTATGGAACAATAAGTGCTACCACAGCTGACCCCAGTCTCACTGCCGGGGACACCATAAGAATCAACAACACCCCGGTGGCTGTGCCAGCTAGTCCCAACAACGATGTTGACGGACTAGCGTTGGCTATAATAAACGCAGGTATACCCAATGTTACTGCCGCAGTGTCCGATGGCTTGTTGACCATAAGTGTGGTCAACGTAGAAGCAGCCGATGAATTTAACCGTCTGACAGTGTTGCCAGGTACCTCGGGCACTGCATTTGCAGATCTTGGGTTTGTATCATATGCTTACACACAGACCATAACCAGTCCTAATCCATCAGGCAATGCCAACTTTGGATCTGCCTTGAACATCGATACTTCGGCCCTGGTACTGGTGGTGGGTGCTCCTGGTGGCAATCTATATCAAGCCGAACGCTTTGACAACGGAACAACGTATTTTGATGATCGTAGCACCACATTCTTTACACCTGTAACGCAAAGTGGTGTAGTCTACACATTTGATTACCTGCCCAGCGCCACGGACATTGTTACAAATCCTGGTAAATTTGTGTTTGGACAACAGGTCTACGACACCGACATACAACCCCTGGATCAGTGGGGCACAGCAGTTAATTATACATCTGGTAAACTGTTGATTGGCAGTCCTGGCAGTGACCTAGGCGACAGCACAGGCAACTACGGACGTGTGGGCGAATTTGACAACCCAGGTCGATTACCAGCTTGGTCGGTATTGCGCATACAACAACCAGTGGTAGATGTTTATCTGTTGAACAGCGTTTACATGTATGATAAACTACAAAGTGCTACCACCAATTTCTTTGATTTCTTTGATCCTTTGCAGGGCAAGATACTGGGCGCAGCCAGACAGAACATAGATTTTATTGGTGCCATAGATCCAGCCAAATACAACTTTGGGTCAGTCAACAACGATGGCAATTTCTGGGCAGGAGATCGTGTGGGAGAAATTTGGTGGGACACTGATTCAGTGCGTTTTATTGACCCCAATCAAGATGACATTGTGTATGCCAGCCGAAGATGGGGCCAGGTGTTTCCAGGCAGCCGTGTAGAAGTCTATCAGTGGACTGCCAGCTCGGTGCCACCGGCCAATTACACCGGACCTGGTGTTCCATTCAACACCACCAGCTATACGATCAAGACCAACTTGACCAACGTGGGCACCTTTGAGACGGTGTATTATTTCTGGGTCACTGGACTCACAACCATTGACACTGCGGCCGGCAAAACACTCAGCACCACAGGCATAGCAAGATACATTGAAGATCCCCGCAGCAGTGGCATACCTTACATTGCTGCCTTGGATGCCAGCACCGTGGCTATCTACAACGGCCTGCAATTCCTTTCGGCCAGTGACACCATACTGCACGTGGAATTTGATCAGGTCCTGAATGATGCCAATGTGCATACTGAATATCAGTTGATAGCACAGGACAAGCCCGAAAGTTTCTTGGCCGCCAATCTTTACAGAAAACTGCAAGACAGTTTTTCAGGATACAACACTGCAGGTGCCGCAGTTCCGGATCCGTTCTTGAGCCCACCCGAGCGCTATGGCGTGCAGTTCAGCCCCAGACAAAGCATGTTCGTGGATCGTTTCGTGGCCTTGCAAAACTATCTTACAAGGGCCAACGAAATCCTACGATACTTGCCCATAGTGGAACTGCGCAGATTTGGCCTGTTGAACTCCAGAGAGCCCGTACCATCACCCACCAGTGATGCCTACAACAAAGTTGTCAACAACATCGAAGAACTCGGCTATCAAGACCTCAATGCTGTGCCCTTGGGCTACAGGTATCTGGTCCTGAGTGACAGCACCAACAACGGTGCCTGGACCATATACACTGTCATACTAGAATCAGCCTTGCCTGGAGCTTCTAGGACCACACAGTTAACCCGTGTGCAAAACTACGACACAAGGAATTATTGGCAATTTATCAACTGGTACCAGTTAGGCTACAATACCAACACAGTTCCTGTAGCTGAAGTGCCTAACTATGCCAGCCTGGCTACTTTGACAAATATAAGTGTGGGAAGCAGTGTAAAAGTCACTGCCAATGCACAAAACAAGTTTGAGATCTATATCAAAACCAACACAGGATGGGATCGTGTTGGGCTCCAAGATGGCACCATTGAATTCAAGGCCGAACTTTGGGACTATGCCCTGGGGCGGTATGGTTTTGACATTGAAGTGTTTGATGCCCAATACTATGATCAGGAACCGATTACAGAAACACGCCGTATCATACAGGCCATCAACGAAGAATTGTTTATAGACGACCTGGCCATCAGCCGTAATCGTTTGTTGATACTGATGTTTGAATACATATTGACTGAACAAGAAGCACCCGAGTGGTTGACCAAGACCAGCCTGATTGATGTGCGTCATGAAATACGTGAACTGCTACCGTTCCAGACATATCGTCAAGACAACCAAGATTTTGTGCTGGATTACATCCAGGAGGTCAAACCTTATCATGTGCAGATCAAACAATTCAATCTGGCCTACAATGGATTAGATGCTTATCCAGGCATGGTCACCGACTTTGACAATCCGGCCTATTACAACACTGACCTGGAAATTCCACAATATGTAAGTCCGGTGCTGTTGCCCTACACCAAGAGCACAGCCACAGGCACAGGCACGGCCAGCGATATTGCAGACACTGCCGCAGATGCTGAAATCTGGGCCGAAACACCCTGGAATGCTTGGTTCAACAACTACTTGCTGAATCTCCAGTCAGTAGACGTGGCCGTGGTTGGATCAGGTTATACCAATCAACCTGTGGTCACCGTAGGCACATCATGGCAGTCTAACACAGCGTATGTGATAGGACAACAAATTTTTTATGGCACCAATTTATATTCAGTTGCTCAAGCCGGAACAACTGGTACCGTTGCGCCAGAATTTACCACAGGAAGTCAACCCAATGGTACTGCTATCCTGACATTTGCTGGCACAGCAGCCACAGCAGTTTCAGTGATCAATTCACAAGGACAAGTAGTGGCTGTAACTATTGTTGAACCCGGTTCTGGCTACACAACTACTCCGGTGATAACACTCACAGGTGGCAATGGATCTGGCGCTGTGGCCTATGCTGTCATGGGCAACGATCTGGTCCGTAGCATGAAGACCACGATCAAGTATGACCGTTATCAATACACCAGCGATATCACTGATTGGACCTATCTGGTAGCCAGCTACCCTGCAGGCACACAGGTTCGGTATTTAGATCGGGTATGGCAAGCCACAGCCACAGTGACCAACACACCAGTGACGACCTCAGCAACCGGCACTGCTGGATCCTACAACATTGTTGTGGCCAGTACCACAGGTCTTGGTACCGGCATGTTGGCCGTGGGATTTGGCATACCTGCTACCACAATCATCACAGCAATTGATGAAATTACCAATACCGTGACCCTGGGCCAGGCCCTGACCAACTCTATCACGTCAAGATCTACAAGTTTTTACAATCCATTCTTGTTTGATCAATGGACCGAAGTTGATGCCAACACCCTGGGCGGAATAGATCGTACACAAGGTTTCTACCTGCCCACAGTGAATCAACCAGGCCGCAGTTTGCCGTTATTGATTGACGGACTTGAATATCCCGGAGTACAGGTGTATGGCCTGGGATTCAATTCAAATACCGGATATGATGTGGGCAACTATGACATCAATCCATTTGACAATATCAGCTATGGACCCGAAGGGCGCCCCACATATGATCCAGCCTTGTTGGATGCCATATATGCCAGTGAATATGTTGATCCATTCCTGGGCACAAGGCCCACAGATGTAAATGTAGATGGTGGTGGATACATTGACATATTCAGCAGTTATGCTCCAGAAGAATTGATTCCAGGTTCGGAGTTTGACACCCTGGACTTCCGTGTTTATACCAACGATGGTGACAGTGCCCATACTGGTCCAGACTTCCGTATATTCCAAGACATGCGTGGCGTGCAGGCCACTTATCGTATTACAGCGGATACCACTACCACTTTGACACAGAGACTAGATGATCGAGATGATGTAATCTATGTGGCCGATGCGTCTGCGCTGGGCGAACCAAACTTTGCTGCCGACTTCAATTCCAACTTTATCTACAGTGCCGGTGATGTGGTCATGTACAGCGGCTTGTTTTACCGGGCCTTGACCACGACCACAGGCAATCTACCCACAGATACCAACTACTGGACACAGACAACTGGCGCTGCCAATATCTGGGGCATGCTCACAGTCAACGGTGAGCGCATCATGTACCGTTATCGCGATACCACAGCCAACACAGTCAGTGGACTCCTGCGTGGCACTGCCGGAACAGCCATCACCAATCATTCAGAAAATAGCTTGGTGTACAATATTGGTCGTGAAAACCTCATGCCAGCTTCATGCCAAAACTATGTGGTCAGCAACATAACCTATCCCTTGGTTCCGGGCGTAAATCAGGGTGACGGAAGCACAGTGTCATTTACGGCCGCAGACATAGACATCAGCCAAGAAGACAGCACCATCAGTGATCTGACTGTGGAAGTGTATGTGGGCGGTGAGCGTGTGCAAACAGGATACACCATAACCAATCCAAATCCTGTGACTGTGTTGTTTGACACAGCACCCCCAGACGGCGTAGAAGTTGCCATACTAGTGCGCCGTGGACACACCTGGTACAATCTGGCTACGCCCAATCTGCCACTGAGTCAGACTGATACACCTTGTGCAAGGTTTTTACGGGGTGAAATCTAAAGGTAAATAATTTGCAATGGAAAAAACAACCCAACAACCCGTGAAGACTCAAACGCAGTCCGCCAACAAACGACCCAATGAAACTGGCAGCATCAGTGTGGAAGGGTTTGTGAAAATTTTTGACCCTAAAAGCAAGGAAGTATTTGTGGAGAAACGAGCATGATTCAACCTGGTCTGGCCAAAATTGAAGGCTTTGTCAAGATTACCGACCCTGGCACTGGCCAAGTTTTGGTAGATAAAAAGAATGCCATTCATTATGAAAACATCAGCATTGCTATGGCACAAACTCTGAGCAATCGCACCAGCGCCCAAGGCGGCGGCTGGATCTATGAAATGGCGTTTGGCAATGGCGGAAGCAGTGTAGACCCTACAGGAGTTATCACATACTTGCCGCCCAATGTTACTGGACAAAATGCTGACCTGTACAATGAAACTTATGCCAAAGTGGTCGACGACAATTCAGCAGCCAACACAGATCCTGCACAAAACTACATGACTGTGATACACACCGCTGGCAAAGTTTACACAGATATCCTGGTAACTTGCTTGTTGGACTACGGTGAACCCGCTGGACAACAGGCCTTTGATAATTCAACAAATTTCAATGGTGAATATGTGTTTGATGAACTGGGGCTAAAATGCTGGAACGGCAGCGCTACTGATCTGCGCTTGATTACCCATGTGATTTTCCATCCAGTGCAAAAGAGCTTGAATCGCCAGATACAGATAGATTATACCTTGCGTATTCAAACCTTGACCAATTTGAGCGCCGCATAAATATGACTATATTAAGGTCAGCTAAATAAGAATAGGACGGAGTAAAACGAATGGCATATACAATTAACTTAACCGATGGTACAATACTAACAACCATCCCAGACGGTACACTAGATACCACCAGTTGCTCCATGGCTCTGCCAGGAAAAAACTATGCTGGCTATGGTATATATTTGGATGAAAACTTTGTGCATTTGTTGGAAAACAGTTCCAACGACACAGCCCCCGGGGATCCTTTAGTGGGTCAACTCTGGTGGGATTCGGCCAACGAGTTGCTACAGGTCTGGAACGGAGCAGTCTGGAAAACTATTAGTAGTGCCACATCTAGTTCTACAGAGCCATCTTCAAACGTGCAGGGAGACCTATGGTACGACACCGTCAATGAACAATTGAACGTTTACACCGGCACAGAATTTATCTTGGTAGGTCCTGCTTTCACAGCTGGACAAGGTGAAACTGGAGCTATTCCGGCCACAGTCACTGACAATGCTTCTGTACAACACACCATACTTCAACTGTATGTGGGCGGTACCTTGGTAGGTATCATGAGCAAGGACACCACAGCCTGGACACCACAGACTCCCATCACAGGATTCAGCACCATCAAACCAGGTCTGCAACTGTCAACTGCCAGTGCCGCATATCTGTTCCAGGGCACAGCCACCAATGCTACTACCCTGGGCGCCAGCAATCTAGCTGCCACCAGTTTCATGCGTGCCGATGCCACAGCACAAACCACAGGACAACTGATCACCACCAACGATGCTGGCTTGGCCGTGGGTGCCGATGGAGATCTTAGAATCACAGTTAGCGGCAGTGATGTTACCATAGCCAACACGCAGACCAACGGCGACATCCTGTTCCGTGCCAATGTGGCCGGCACACCCACCACGGTGATGACCATCAACGGTGCCGATGGCGCCATTTCCGGCAACCAGATCAATGCCAACTATGCAGACGTGGCCGAACGTTTTTGGGCCGACGAAGAATTGGCTCCAGGAACTGTGGTTGAACTGGGCGGCACAGCCGAAATCACCCAGGTTGCCACAGATCTAAGCGAAAATGTGTTTGGTGTCATAAGTACACGTGCAGCATATTTGATGAACAGCAGTGCAGGCTCAAATGCCACACATCCCCCAGTTGCAATGACTGGACGAGTTCCTGTTAAAGTTGTGGGTCAAGTACGCAAAGGCGACAGATTAGTTTCAGCCGGTGCCGGACAAGCACGTTCAGCACAGCCCGGTGAAGCCACAGCATTTAATGTGATTGGTCGTGCTTTGCAAGATAAATTAACTACAGACTCAGGCACAGTAGAAGCCATAGTTACCATAAAGTAAAACAGGGAAACAAAAACATGACATACACAGTAGGCGGACTAATTGAAGCAACAGACTACAATGGTTTTGTAAATACCGGTGCAAACAACATCAACAAGGTCTGGAGTACTGGCACAGGAGATAGTGGCTGGGGGCAGACCAACATCAGCACAGTGAGTGTCGGCGGCACAGTCACAGCCACACAATGGGCTACCTTGGTAGCAAACTTGGCCACAGCAGGATCACAAACCAATTCTACCTTGACCAGCCGCACACAACCTGTGGCCGGTAATACCATTACTATCTTGAACAACGTGGCCACAGACATCAACACTGTCACAAACAATCGTGGTAACGCAGCTGCAAGTGGTACTGAATACGGTGTATTTTCAGGCACCACAAGCAAGACCACAGCCACTGGCTCAGGTTCATCTGCCTGGACCATCACGTTTACTCACACTATTACCTTTGCGTCAGCTGATGCCTTGCGTTATTTTTTCAACGCTGGTGGCATAGTTAGACTCAAGTATGGTAAGAGCTCCACAGGCGCAGACGTAGACGCCGAGTGGAACACCTTGGCTGGCTGGTGTGGCAGCATCAATCTCACAGGTCGGGTCAACAGCAACACACAACTCATAGCCGGAACCAGCTACACTGGAACCACAAGAATTGGGGGCACAGGCGGCACGCAAACCACCTTGGCCACAACCACGGGCTGGTACAATCTCACCGGTACACCTACCACAATTTTCCAGCTCAATGATTCCACGTCGCCTTACACAGGTGAATTCATACGCACCCAGGCCACGGCCACCAGCTCCTCAGTGTTGACCCTAACCACAGTATGGAACAGTGATGGTAGTTC